TGGGAGGTGATTGAGTTTCCTGCGATATTGCCATCGGGTAACCCGCTGTGGCCGCAGTTTTGGTCGCTTGAAGAGCTGTCTGCACTCAAAGAAGAGTTGCCCAATGCGAAGTGGCAGGCGCAGTATCAGCAGAACCCAGTGGGTAACGAGAGTGCCATCGTCAAAAGAGATTGGTGGAAGTGGTGGGAGGAGGATGAGCCTCCGAGTTGTGACTACATCTTACAAACTTGGGATACTGCGTTCGAGAAGAACAACCGTGCTGACTTTTCTGCGGGTACGACGTGGGGGGTGTTTTACAACCCCAAGGACAACAACACAGCCAACATCATCTTACTCAACACATATAAGAAGCGAGTGGAGTATCCTGAGTTAAAGCGCGACGTGCTTGCCGAGTATAAGCAGTACGATCCTGATGGGGTGTTGATTGAGAAGAAAGCGTCGGGGGCTCCGTTGATCTATGACTTGCGGGCGATGGGCATACCGGTGCAGGAGTACACACCAAGCAAAGGGCAGGATAAGATTGCTCGGTTGAACTCAGTATCAGATGTTATTGCGTCGGGGAAAGTTTGGGTGCCTAGAACAAGATGGGCGGAAGAGCTTGTAGACGAGATAGCCGAGTTTCCCAACGGAGAGCATGATGACTGACCGATGCGACAACGTTGGCGCTGATGCGGTTCAGACAAGGTGGGTTCCTTCGCCTTCCAGTGGACGAACCTGATGATATTCGGTGGTTCAAAGGTTACCGCCAAGAGCGGTATTACACAGTGTAAGGACACATCATGGCTATTGATAAGGCGTTGTATGGGGCTCCCGAGGGGCTTGGCGGTATGGCAGCACTTAGTGAACCTATAGAGATTGAGATTGAAGATCCTGAGTCAGTAACGATAGGGATGGGTGATATTGAGATCGAATTAAGCCCTACGAAAGAAACAGCAGAGGAATTTGACGCCAACTTGGCGGAGTTTATGGACCCGAGTGACCTCCAGAGCTTAGGAAACGAGCTGGTGGAGGACTTCATTAAGGACATGGGCGACCGCAAGGAGTGGATACAGACGTATGTAGATGGGTTGAAGCTTCTAGGACTTAAGTATGAGGAGCGTACAGAACCTTGGCAGGGGGCCTGTGGCGTGTTTCACCCCATGCTCACCGAGGCGGTTGTTAGGTTCCAGTCAGAGGCAATCACTGAAACATTCCCAGCATCAGGGCCGGTGAAGACACAGATTATTGGTAAAGACACGCCTGAGAAAGACGAAGCTGCTGCGCGAGTTCGCGATGATATGAACTACCAGCTAACAGAAGTAATGCTGGAGTATCGCCCTGAGCATGAGAAGCTGTTGTGGAACTTACCGCTGGCAGGTAGTGCGTTCAAAAAGGTGTATTACGATCCGTCGATCGGGCGGCAGGTAGCAGTGTTTATTCCAGCCGAGGACATCGTGGTGCCGTATGGTGCGTCGAGTCTGGAGAAGGCTGAGCGTGTGACCCATGTCATGCGCAAAACACCCAACGAAGTTAAGAAGCTGCAAGAAGCTGGGTTCTACGCTGATATTGATCTTGGTGAGCCGTCATATGAGTTAGACGACATCGAGAAGCAGAAAGCTGAAGAGCAAGGCATGACTGCGATACAGGACGATCGGTATCGCATGCTTGAGATTCATGTTGACTTGGATTTAAAAGGGCACGAGCATAAGAACAAGAAGGGTCAGCCAACAGGTATCGCCCTTCCATACGTTGTGACGATCGAGAAAGGCACACGGAATGTTCTTGCGATCCGTAGAAATTGGTACGAAGGTGACGAGCTTCACCTCAAGAGGCAGCACTTTGTGCACTACCAATACGTGCCGGGATTTGGCTTCTACGGCTATGGTCTCATCCATCTCATCGGTGGATACGCAAAATCGGCCACGATGCTCATTCGCCAGCTTGTTGATGCAGGCACGTTATCGAACCTCCCAGGCGGGTTAAAGACTAGAGGTCTTCGCGTTAAGGGTGACGATACGCCGATCGCACCAGGAGAATTCAGGGATGTAGACATTCCAAGCGGTACGCTACGCGACAATATCTTACCGCTGCCTTACAAAGAGCCAAGTCAAGTTCTGTTCTCCCTTTTCCAGACAATCGTCCAAGAAGGTAGGGCGTTCGCTTCGGCAGGTGACTTGCAAGTTAGTGATATGTCCGCACAGGCACCCGTAGGCACAACGCTTGCGTTGCTTGAAAGACAGCTAAAGATTATGGGCGCAGTGCAGGCGCGACTCCATAACGCGATGAAGATTGAGTTCAAACTTCTTAAGTCCATCATCGCCGACTACACACCTGATAGCTACGACTATGATCCTGAAGAAGGTGGGCGGGACATCAAGCGTTCTGACTACGACATGGTTGAAGTTATGCCTGTCAGTGATCCGAACGCAGCAACGATGGCTCAGAAGATTGTTCAGTATCAGGCTGTGTTCCAGCTAGCTCAGTCTGCGCCAAACATCTACAACTTACCTTTGTTGCATCGCCAGATGATTGAGGTGTTGGGGGTCAAGAACGCTGCCAAGCTCGTGCCTGTTGAAGATGATCTGAAGCCTGTTGATCCAGTGCAGGAGAACCAGAACTTCCTCACGATGAAGCCTAACAAAGCGTTCATCGAGCAGGACCACGCCGCTCACATCGCCACCCATATGTCGATGATGCAGAACCCCGCGATCATGGGCATGCTCCAGAACTCTCCTGTGGGGCAGCAGATACAGTCTGCGGTTACGGCCCATATTAATGAGCACTTGGCGTTCCAGTATCGCAAAGAGGTTGAGGCATCGATCGGTCTACTGTTACCAACCAAGGAGCAGTCAGAAAACATGGATCCAGCTACGGCAGCACAGGTAGCGCAGCTCGCCTCACAGGCATCACAGCGTCTGGCACAACAAGCCCAAGCCGCTGTTGCACAGCAACAAGCCCAGCAGAAAGCACAAGATCCGATCATTCAAATGCAGATGCAGGAGTTGCAGTTGAAGATGGAGGACCTGAAGCTCAAAGCCCAGAAGCAAGCAGCCGACGTAGCGGCAAAAGCCGACCAACTACGGATCGAAGAGGCAAGAATTGCCGCCCAGAAAGAGATCGCTGCTATGCAGGTAGGGGCTACCGCCGCTGCCGCTCGCGATAAGGTGAATAAGAACCAGATGCTTGAGGGCGCACGACTTGGCGTAGAAATCGCCAAAAGCAGGGCACAGATGGCTGTGCAGGCCGCACAGAGATCCGCGCAGAACCAGAAACCACCTAAGAAGGAGAAAGATTGAATGAAATAAAAGTCCTCGCTCACGTTGCGAGGGAGATCGACAAGCTCCGCAAGGAGCAGTCTGCATTTTTACAGACCGGTAGAGCTGATGATTATGCAGCCTACCGTTTTATCTGCGGGACTATCCGGGGTCTAGACCAAGCAGAATCCATTATCAATGACCTCGTGCAACATTTGGAGAAATCTGATGACTGACCTAACCACTGCGGTCGATCTGTCCGGCTTGCTAAATAAATCAGCCGAGCAGAAAGCGAAGCAGTTGCCTGACCCAAGAACTTACCATTTACTTTGTGTCGTCCCCGAGGCGATGGAAGAGTATGCGGAGAGTGAAATTGGGATTATTAAGTCCGACAAAACCATGTATTACGAGGAAGTTCTTACTCCCGTGTTGTTTGTCGTAAAGATTGGACCGGATGCTTATAAAGACCCAACAAGATTCCCTAGCGGACCGTCTTGTAAGGAAGGGGACTTTGTAATTGTTCGTCCCAACAGTGGTACGCGACTAAAGATTCACGGTCGGGAGTTCCGCATTATCAACGACGATAGCGTTGAGGCGGTTGTAGAAGATCCGCGTGGTATTACCCGCGCTGCGTAAGGAGTAAGTGATGCCCCCCGAAATTAAAGATGAATATACGTTTCCTGATGAAAAACAGGAAAAACAAACAGCCGAAGCAGACGACAATTTTGAAGTCGAAATTGAAGACGATACTCCACCAGAGGATCGTGGTCGTAAACCTGCTAAAGAACCTGTTGATGATCCGACCGAAGATGAACTTGCCTCTTATGACGAGAAAGTTCAGGCTAGGATTAAGAAATTTACCCGTGGTTATCACGATGAACGCCGAGCAAAAGAAGAAGCTCTTAGGGAACGTGAAGCTGCTGAAACTTACGCACGACAGCTAATTGAGGAGAATAAACGGTTACAGCAGCAAGTAGCTATTGGCTCCCAGGCATATGTCGAACAGTCTAAAACTTCCGCGCAAGTTGCTTTTGACGTTGCAAAGAAGAAATATAAAGAAGCATATGAAGCTGGTGATGCTGAATTACTTGCTGAAGCTCAAGCTGAAATAGCACGGGCTACTTTGAACTTGGATAGGGCTGAAAATATGAAGCCTTTACAAGTTGAAGAAAAAGAGGTACAACAGCAACCTAGTGCTCCTCCCGCTCCTAAAATGTCTGAACGAGACAAGGAGTGGTTAGAAGATAATGATTGGTTTGGTACTAATCCTGAAATGACTGCTTCCGCCCTCGGGTTGCATCAGCGGTTGGCTCAGGAAAAAGGCAAAGCATTTATTGGAACTAAGG